AGGAAAGTAGAAGATGAGCTACATCATCTACCCACCCCTTGACGAGTGTTATGACTTCCTTCATTGGTTAATCTCCCGTTAGTTATGTGTCATATGTCGGATTTACACCGACTCGTATAATAACTATTGTATATATTTTATAAATGAACTCAATATATATTTATATATTACTATTTTTCGGGTAATACATATTTATTATTGATTAATCACAGGTAAAATTATGGCAATAAATTTTGAAGTATTTGAGGGTAAAACCCTGTCAGATGTGTTCAAAGACATCTATGATAATTCCAAACGAAATAAAACTCAATTAGAAGTACTGATGAAAGAAGTAGTTGGTTTCATCAAAGATGGTGATACCGCTGTGCAAATCATTCCTATGTTGAAAGAGTATTTAGAAATCAATGTAAAGAATGATGAACAACTTGTTAAGTTGGCCACAGTCGTTCAGAGAATAGCAACTGCAAATAGTAAGGGGGATTCTTCAGAAGAGTTTGGATTATCCGATAAAGAAAAAGAACAGTTATTAAAAGATATAGAAGATGTTGCTAAAGGAACACAAGACATAACAGATAATATTACAATACCGAAAGAAAATTAAATGGCGTTTATCAATAGGAAAGATGACAATATACTTCCTTCCAAAAAAATTATTTTTACTGCGTCACAGCTTAGAGATTATTTAAAACAAGTAGAACAAGATATTAAGTTTTACGAGTTAGAAATGGCTGAAGTTGTTGAGGTTCATTTGGATGAAAATAAATCTTCATTTCCCAAAACGTCTGAAGGAAAACCAAACTATGCTTATATGGGTGGAATCTTAGCAAGATTTATAACAAGTGAACATGGAAACCCTGTTGATTATTTAGAGGATTGTAAACCATTAAATCCTAACATTATGACTTATCCTCTTGTTGGTGAAATTGTTTATCTTGCACAACTACCAGGTAACATAGGTAATAAAAGTAGATTTTACTTTAGTCCATTTAATATTAGTGGAAGTCCTTCTCAAAATTTAAAACCAAACATTAGTATTCTAAATAAAAGAAATCCTAAAAGGGTTTATAAAAGATATAAATCAGAAGACGAACATAAAATAGTTGTCAATACTGAAAGTGATGATGACTTTCTTACTGGGTATTATCACCAACCAAAATCCTATCCGAGATTAAGACCTGAAGAGGGTGATGTAATCATTGAGGGTAGATTTGGAAACACTATAAGATTAGGTGGTGATAAGGAGATGGAAGAAGAAGGAATTACCGAATCATCTAAAATAACTTTACATACAGGTTTAAAACAAGACTTTGTAAATAAAGGTGGTAAAGTACGTCCACAAAAAGAAAACTTTTTAAATGATACATCTTCCACGATATCTATTGGGACTATGAATAAACAAAATATTTCTTTAGCATTTATACCTCAAGTAGATAATTTTGTTAAATTTCCTATGTCTGAAATATTTATAGATAGTAATCAAATTATACTAAATTCAAAGGCAAATGGAAACATTGGAGTATTAAGTGGTGGTAATATTTCAATTGGCGCACTTGGACAAACCGTAATAGAATCACCTGCAAACGGAGCTATAAAAGTTGGTGGAGATGACGCTTCAGAACCAGGTGTACTTGGTAAAGAATTAAAAAAGGTACTTGATATACTTTTAAAGGCTGAGATTCAAAAGAATACTGCAACCATTGGTAAAAATGCCGCTGAGATTGTGGTTAAAACGAATGCTGGAGATATACCAGGAGCAACTAAATTATCTAAAGATAACATTAAGTTACAAGAACTAAATACCGAAATGACTGAGATGATAGCTAGTGGCCCATATTTAAGTAAAATTGTAAAAGTAAAATAATAGGAGTTATTATGACTAAAAAAGATCTCGTAAAAATAATACGAGAAGTAGTTAAACAAGAAGTAAAAAAAGAAGTAAGTAAGATACTTATTAGTGAACAACGCACTTCAGCGGTATCTTCAAAAAAATCAAAACCTATTGTTAGAAAAAAACCACGTAGGGAAAAAGTAAAGTATACATCAAATTCAACTTTGAATGATATACTAAACGAAACGGTTGGTGGAATAGAAGGTCAAAGTGGTGGCACAGGTGAAATGGATGAATATCCAACTTTAGGTGGTGGAGTGATGGACACTTCAAAAATGACTGAACTGTTAGGATATGGGACAGATAATAAAGAAGTTCAACGAGAAGTTGGGGCAGTACAAACTTTAAAAGATGCTGGTGTAACTTCAGAACAAGTTCCTGAAAGTGTAATGAATGCACTAACAAAAGATTATTCAGCAGTTATGAAGGCAATAGACCAGAAAAAGGGAAAAGGTGGCGAAACTTTTCGTCCATAGGAATAAACAATGGCATCAATACGAGAAATAAATGAAAATGATGATATATTTGTTGGAGTCACACTTCCATTAAAAAGTGGAAGAACTGGTCATTTTCAACAATCTAAAACTCTAAGAGAACAGACATACAGTAATTTAAAAAATCTTATATTGACTGCCAAAGGTGAACGTTTAGGACAACCAACTTTTGGATGTGATGTTCAAAGTATAATTTTTGAACCTATTACAGAAAATACTTCTGATTCTATTGAAGAGTCCGTTAGAGGTGCAGTAAGTAATTGGTTACCATACGTAACAATTCAAAATGTATTTGTATCGTATGAGGGTCAAGACAATAATAGGATAAGATTACAAATTGAATACTCGGTAATTATTGATGAACCTGATTCACTTGACACGATAACATTTAATTTTAATGTAGGAATATAAGATGCCAGATTATGGAACAAATAAAAAATCAATTTCTAAAGAAGTACGATACGTTGGTAGAGACTTTACTGCAATAAGACAGAATCTTATTGAGTTTGCTAAATCATATTTTCCAAACACATATAATGATTTTAATGAATCATCACCAGGTATGATGTTTATTGAGATGGCAGCTTATGTGGGTGATGTTTTAAATTACTATGTTGATAATCAATTTAGAGAATCTCTATTACATGCTGCTGAAGAAAAGAAAAATATTTATAAGATAGCACAATCACTTGGATATAAACCAAAAGTTTCTCATCCATCAACTGCAATTTGTGAATTTCAAGTAGAGGTTCCAGCAACTACTGACGACAATATTAATTACAGACCTGATTTGAGTTATGCTCCAATACTAGATGGTAATAGTTTGTTTGGTGCATCAAATGGTACTGAGTTTAGATTAATGGATGATGTCAACTTTTCAGTATCTTCATCTCTTGATAGAACAGATGTTGAAATTTCCCAATTGTCTGATAATGCTCCAAGTTATTATACTCTTACAAAAAAGGCTCACGTAGAATCGGGTAAAAGATACTCTGAAACTTTTACTTTTGGAAGTGCAGAAAAATTTAATACGGCAGTTTTAAGTAATTCTAAAGTTGTTGAAATTTTATCAGTTACAGATTCAGATGGAAATAAATGGTATGAAGTTCCTTTCTTGGCACAAGATACAGTTTTTGAATCCATTTCAAACATTTCAGCCAACGATCCTGAATTAGCATCTTATTCTAATGATACACCATATCTGTTAAAGTTAGTTAAGTCTTCTCGTAGATTTACTATATATGTTCGTAGTGATGGAAAAACAGAGTTGAGGTTTGGTGCTGGTATTAGTGATAATCCTGACGAAGAAATAATTCCAAATCCAGATAATGTTGGTAGTTCACTTGCAACAGGGTTATCTAGACTTGATGAATCATTTGACCCAAGTAATTTTTTACAGACACGTGCATTTGGTTTATCACCAAGTAATACTACTTTGACTGTGGTTTATACTCACGGTGGTTCAGCCGATGAAAATGTTTTGAGTGGTGAAATAAACTCAAAACGAATTGTCAATTTTACACTTGATGAAACCGGTTTAGATTCAGCTGAAGTAAACACCATGAAGAACAGTTTATCAATCACCAACTTAGAACCTGCTAGTGGTGGTTCTGATGGTGAAACAGATACAGAGATTAAAGAGAATGCACTTGCATATTTCAATTCACAAAACAGAGCAGTCACAACAGAAGATTATATTACGAGAGTGTATTCATTGCCACAAAAATATGGAAATATTGCAAAGGCATACATAGTTCAAGATGAATCTCTTTCAAATCAACAAGTGATATCCGCAGATGGACAAAGCACTACAACAGAAGTTTCAAAAATACCTAATCCGTTAGCAATGAATTTGTATATGTTGGGATTTGATAGAAATCAAAATTTGGTTAGACTTAATACAGCAGTAAAAGAAAATGTAAAAATTTATTTATCACAATATAGATTAATGACTGACGCAATAAACATTCGTGATGGATATATGATTAACATTGGAGTAAAGTTTGCAATAATTACACAACGTGGGTTTAATAAAAATGAAGTTTTGTTTAATTGTATAGAGACAGTTAAAGACCATTTTAATATTCAGAAATGGCAGTTTAATCAACCAATTATAACAAGCGATATTGCATATAAGATTTCATTGGTGGATGGTGTGGCAAGCGTTGTTCCACCGGGTGATGACACACAAAAACAATTAGTATTAATAGAAAACAAATGGAAATATTCAGACGGATATTCAGGTTATGTGTATGACTTACAATCAGCAACCAAAGATGGAGTAATTTATCCATCATTAGACCCAAGTATATTTGAAGTTAAATTTCCAAACTCAGATATTGAGGGTAGAGTAGTAGGAGACATTTAATGTTTTATTTTGAATATCCAACAGTAGATACAACATTATATCAGGCAACCCCTAGTTCTTCAACAAACACGGGTATTGATGAAATATTAGAAGTACGAAAAGATATGAACGATAGTGGTACACAAATTGATGTATCAAGAATTTTAATTAAGTTTAGTTATGATTTTATTTCTTCATCAGTTCAAGATGGTACTATACCGAGTACTGCAAAATATTATTTAAACCTCTATGATGCAGCATCAACTGAACTCGCTGTAGAACAAACTTTATATACTTATATTGTTAGTCAAAGTTGGACAGGAGGAACTGGATTTTATAGTAGAGATCCTGCTTTGGGTGATGGAGCAAGTTGGAAGTATAGTGATAATGACACAACTAAGACAGCGTGGGTTAGTGGTAGTACGACACAAGGTGGTACTTGGTTTACTTCAAGTATAGGTAGAACTGCAGCAGAATATAGTGTGAGTGCATCACAAACTTTATATTATGAAACTCAAGATATCAGAATGGATATTACTGATTTGGTAAAATCTCATATTTATTCAAGTTCTGCATATCCCAACAATGGATTTATCGTTAAGAGGGAAAATTTACCTACAAGTGAAAGTGCAGTAACAATTTTTGATCCTTCAGATTCAAGTGGTTCTGCAGAAGGAGACACAACACATTATGGTCAATTAAAGTTTTTCTCAAGAGAAACAAATACAATCTATTCACCAAAATTAGAAGTTGAGTGGGACGACTCAAGTTTCTCAACAGGTTCTCTTGCACCTGTTTCCTCATCTGAATTAGAAAACTTAACGGTTTATTTTAAAAATCTAAGAGATGAATATAGAGAAAAATCTAAAGCTAGAATTAGATTTGTTGGTCGTGAATTATATCCTGAAAGAACTTTTGCAACCACACCAGCAGCACTTACTGTTAAGTGGTTACCAAGTGGTAGTGGAGCTATAGGACATGGAACTTATTACTCTGTTAAAGATGCACACACCAATGAAACAATAATACCATTCGGTACAGGTTCTATTGTGAGTTGTGATACAAGTGGTAATTATTTTAATATATGGTTTGATGGTTTCCAACCCGAAAGACACTATAGATTTTTAATTCAAGTCATAAGTGGTAGTGGTGTTGACCAACAAAAAATGATATATGATGATGGATATGAATTTAAAGTTGTGAGGTCGTAATGGCTACTAATTATTTAAGTGCATCACTTTTGTCTGATACATACGGAACTATGTTAGCGGCAGACGATAGAGAAAATGAACGACAGATGTTATATGCTTTTGAAACTGCAAGAGTTAGTGGTTCACAAATAACTCCTGAAAATTTGTTACGAGATGATACTGGATTACTACTGAGTTTTTCTGATTTGGAAAACAATGCAACAGAAGAATATTGGCAACTTAAAAGAATACCCAATACAAAACCAAAAATAATATCAGGATATATTGATTCAGTATTAAAGGAAAAAAGATTGTTTAATGAATTTCAACAAACAATTCTCCCACCAGAACCATCAACTTTAAGTAATTTAGAAGATATATTAAAAGAAAAAATAAAAATTTACGAAGAATTGATAGCAGACGCACAAGGGGAAGATTAAAATGCCTAATGTAAGGGGATTATCGGCTGGAGATAAATCGGTATTAATGTCGCCTACGACAACTAAAAGTAATTTCGGTCAAGGTGCTGATTATGCTAGAATATATGTATATGATTACAAAGATGAATCATTAGTAACAACTTTTGATGTACCGGTTTCTGCATTTCATTTTGAAGGTAGTTCTATAGATATAAACATTGGTCAACACTTACGAAGTAATGGTATTACTGATGGTGAGTATCGTGTAGTTTATTATTTTTATAGACCAATAGCAGGTAATTCAGATTCCGACCAATATTATCTTTCAAAAATATCAAAAGATAGAACTGAAATTGAAATAAGACTAAACCCCAACATAGAAGATTTTACATATATTAGTGATTTAAATTCAGTAGATGGTGAAAAGGTATATAAACATATACCTCATACAAATGCTGGTTACGAATTTAATGATCCAGATCATCAGACAGAATCCAATCTCGTAACCCTAACTACGGAGGAAGGGGATCCTGGTTTTAATACTTTAATGAAAGGTGGTAGATTAATTGTATCTAATGTTTATGAAGTTCAAGAAGCTGTAGTTCCTGAGGGATACGATCCGCTCTTAGGTTCTGGAGGTGAATTTGATGAATTTTTTGATAAAACCAAGAAAGTGGAGACGATGCAAAATCAGGGCCCAGGCGCAGTCGGCCAACCAGATGACCCATATACAGATCAGGATGGTTCAGTATATGTGTGGACACATATATCCACCAATCCCAATACGGATAAAGAAACATGGGGTTGGGTATTATCATCCGGCCCTACCGTAACTCAAACTAAAGATGAGTGGGCTACGAGGGTTGTGAATAAACCTTATATTGGAAAAATAATAGATGTAAATTCTAAAAACGCAATTTTAGTTGATTTA